ACGCACGGCTGCGGGCTTTACGGTGGACGCTTCCGTGGCTGCTACCACGACCGTTCGGTACACCATTCTTCGGAGCGTTTAAACATGAGCCAAGACTTTTGGGCTTCTCTTACCGAGAACTCCTCCCCGCAGTTCCTTACGGCAGCAATGGACGCACACCTTTCGGGCAAGGCCCTTGGGGAGTCCTTTGAGGGCGTTCGCCCTCTCTCCGACGCGGGGCGGGCCAAGCAGGCACTTGCGCTCCCGGTCGAAGTTGGCACCCGTGTCGCTTTCGTCGGCGGTCTTGGGGCGGTGCTCACTTACGACAGCCCTCCCGAAACGGGGGACACGGGCACGGTTGTCCACGTCAAGAGCGCAGGCGGGAACGTCACCGCGCACGAGGGCAAGGTGTTCGTCTCGTGGGACGACGGGCAGTTCCTCCCTGTCCACGCAGAGCACCTGCGGTCGGCGGGACAGCCCGTGGGTCGGGTCAAGCGGCAGGCTGCAATTCGCCTCGGGAGCCTCGGGGACTTGACCTCGTTCTTCACGAAGGTCGGGGGTGATACCCTTATCCACAAGAGCACCCGTGACCTGTGGGCCTTGAAGCAGGACGCGGGTGGTTTCCTCATTGAACGGTTGTTTGACGACAGCGGTGATCCCCTCAAGGGGTGAGCGGTAGTCGCCTTATCGCTCACCCCCTCGTAGGAGGCGTTACGCCTTGTCCGCTGACCCGACCCGCGTAGCCGCTGCTTACCGTGCCCGCCTCCCGAAGGTTGCGGGTGAAGTGCGCTTTATCAAAGACCGCTCAGGCGATAAGGCCGAGTGGGGGTGGGGTGCTCCCGGCCCTGCCGAGCGGGACATTGACGAGCAGTTTGTCTTCAACGCCAAACACCTCAAGCCCATTGCGCTGACTTTGCGTTCGTCGCTCATGGCTCTCGGCCATGTGGCGTCGGCCTACACCCGGTTCACGAAAATCAAGAGCAGCAACGTCTCACCGGACGGGAACCTTGGGGGCAAGGGGTACATTCAGAAAATTGCCGACATGCGGCGGCAGTTGGTGAACTGCGTCGAAGCCCTGTCTTCGCTGACGGACACTATCTACGACGAACTTCATGCTCCGCATTGGAACCCTGCCGAGGACACCATGACCCCTCGCGACCGCGAGGAGGTCAAGGAAATTGTGCAGGAGGCCGAGGAAATTAAGGAAGACCCCGAAGGGTGGGCACAGGAGGAGGAGGACGGCACACTCCCCCTAATGGCGACCCCGCGAAAGACCGCTTCCGGTAAGCAGGCCCAAGTCACCCGCTCCCTTCGGTTTTTGCGTGTTGCCGCAAGTAGCGGGCACCTCTCCCCTGAGCAAATGCAACGGTTGGCCCGTGACCTTGCCAGCATTGAGCAAACCCTCATGGAGCAACCATGAAGAAGCCTGTTACTGCCTCTGTCGAGGTGCTCGGTGAGGCTCACCTTCCCGCAGACCTTCTTACGCCCACAATGGGTTCAAACTATGGCCTCGACGGCTACGAGGACATGGACTACGGTTCGGGCGTCCTGTATGGCGGGCGAGGGCTGGCGGGTGTGACCCAAGAAGCCCCTGCCACGCCCACGGGTATCAACCGGGGTGCCGCCGCGCACCTTGACTTGGACGACATGCTGAGAGAGGCGTCGAACCTCACGGAGCACTCGTGGCTCTCCGAGGCGGTGCAAGACCTTGAGCGTCTGCCCGAGAACCCCGTTCACATTGTCCCCGAACTTGAAGAACTGTGGGGTGCGAACCGCCCCACGGACGGGCTCCGGGTCTACGAACGGGACTTGAAGCAGGCGTCCTTTGACGAGCAGGACGACGAGCCGAACGTCAAGCAGGCGACTGAGCGCGACCTCGCAGCGTTCGTTGCTCAAGCCATGCGCCGTTCTGCGGCGGGACAGCCCCTTGCCGATATTCTCCGTGCGACCTACCTCGACGTAGGGCAGCACGACGCACACCGTATCCGTGCCGCCATGAAAATGGTGCAGGCCGAGCACGGACTTGCGGGCAACGTGTTTGTGCGCCACTCCGCGTACCCGAGATACGAGCAGGGCAAGTGGACGGAGCACCTTCGTCGCACGGCCCATGACGCTCGCTACCTCGTTGTGGCCCCGCAAGTTCTCAAGTCCGCTACTTGGGTGCAGGACGGTCGCTGCACGCTGACGGGTCGGCAAGTAGTCACCGAGGTTCCTTGGCGCGAAGCCTACGCCCACCACGCCCCTCGCCTGCGGGACGCGGGGCGGCGGGTTGCTTCGGGTGACCCCCGTGAAGCGTTGCGGGTTGCCTTCCTGTCTCTCCCCGCGAAGCGGGTGGCGACGGGCGAGAACTTGCCCACGCACGTCACTCCGTCCGAGCGCGTGTCGAGTGGGGAAGCCCGCACGGCGTTCGCCAACACGAAGGTCGAGCGCAAGGTCTATGACCCTACGCCCACGCACGACGCACGGGTTCGCGTAGCCCTGCGGAACAAGTTGGCGAGCATGTCCGAGAACGGGCTGCTTACGCCCGCTGACCGTGACCGCCTCACCGCGTCTGCGGCTCACCCGAAGGACGTGCTCAAGGCGGCGGCGGCTCTTGCGGGTGCTGCGAAGAACGGCACCTACGACGGTGCGCGCATGACCGTGTTCTCGGGCTTGACCCGTGTCACTCCTGTCGAGAATGTCAAGGGTGCATGGCAGGCGAGCAAGCAGGCACAGCAGCAGTCCCGCGTGGCTTCTGCCGTGGAGAAGGTCAAGAAGGCGGTTGAGCACGGTATCCGGGGTGCCACCCTCAAGGACGTTATCACCCGCACGGTTCACCCCGAGGACGTGCGCCTTGCAGTTAGGGCTCTCGCCCCCCTGCTCCGTGAGACGAATGCACTTGCGAAGTCCGACCGCACCCCGACCGCGTACTCGGGGGCCAAGTACGCCGCTCATGTGGCGAAGAAGGCAGTAGGCACGGTTTCCCCGAACGTGGTGCAGTCCGTGGTCGGGTGGGTGCGCCGCGCCATGAACGAGGGCTTCGCCGGGAATGACCTCGACTCCCTTGTGGAAAGTCGGTTCGCTTCCAATGTGCTTGACGCGGCCCGCGAGAACATTGCGACCTCGCGCCGGGAGCACGAGGGTGGTGCAGGCTTCATGTACATTGAGGCGTCTGCTTACGCGACGGCTGACGGTGTAAAGGGCTGCGAGCAGGGTGCGCTCAAGCACCGTGCAAACCAAGTCAAGACGCTGCTTGCTATCCCGAACAAGTGCGGCTCCTGTGTCCATGCCAACGCACACGCAGACGGCACCAAGCGGTGTGCCCTCTACAACAAGGTTCTCGTCGCCCAAGACGACTTTGGTGCGACGTTCGACACCATGAAGCAAGCCAACATTCGGTCTGCGAACATGGACGACCAAGCCGTCACCGCTTCTCTTTTCGCCCACGCCTATGACGCGAGCGAGTTTAGTCTGCACAATGCCTCCCTCGACGGCTTCTCTCTCACGGCGTTCCCCGAGGACGAGAAGGTGAGTGAGGTCGCGTTCGGCGGGTTGATTATTAGCAACTCGTGGGAGTAGCCATGCCTTCTTTCTCCGCTCAACAGTCCGAAGTCGTCACCATGCGCTTGCAGGGTGTTCTTTCTGTGCTTCGGGCGCAGTATATGTCCTACCAAACCTCGCATTGGCAGGTGATGGGGCAGACGTACTACGGCAACCACCTCCTGTTTCAGCGTCTCTACGAGTCGGTGCAGGCCGAGGTGGACGCGGTGGCAGAGAAGGTTGTGGGCTACGTCGGCCCCGACGCGGTGGCTCTCGTCCCGCAAGCAGAACTCGTGCTCTCGTGGGTTGCGCGGTGGTCAAAGGTTGCTGACCACCACATGCGCGGCTTGCAGTCCGAGCGTGACGTGCAGGCGGTTCTTCAAGCCGCCTACGACGCTATCAAGGCGGCACGGGCCATGACCCTTGGACTTGATGATTGGCTCATGGCTACGGCGAACGCCCACGACACGAACGCCTACTTGCTCCAACAGGTCGTGAAGGCTCCTGCGGGTCGCGTGGCTTCCCTTGTGGACAAGCGGTTCCCCCGTAACAAAAAGGCCAGCACGGGCCAAGAGTGTGAGTTCTACAAGGCCAACGACGGCAAGTGGTACATGGGCCTCTCCGACTACCCGCCCGAGGATGACGATGAGCGGGAGTATTGGGACGGCAGCATCGAACATTGGTATGGCCCGTTCTCCTCGTTTGAGGCGGCAGACAAGTACCTCTCCAAGAACTTTGCCAATCCCGGTGGGTCTACCGAGGACGACAGCGGGCGGCGTCCCCCGCCGAGGCGTGTCACGAAGCCTCATGGGTCGTTTCGGGCAGCGGTCAACTTGACTTCCGCACCGTCTGACAGCGGTGCCCCCTCTGCGGAGGGGAACTTCCACTTGAACCCGAAGTTCCACGAGACGCGGCAGTTCGCGGAGACGGGCGCACTCACGAACAGCAAGACCGTCGCGCAGAAGGCTGCACCTATCCTCGACATCTCCAAGTCCGAGGCGAAGGAAGGGGTCAACCAAACGCCCCCCACCACCAAGGAAATTCTCCAACAGCCGGGAGGCAAGACCCTCTCCACGCTGAACCGTTCGCTCGTCAACACCGTTGACCCGAAGGTGGAGGCAGACACGGGCAAGCGCGTGAAGGGTGCCACCCTTGCAAGTTGGACGTACCTCACCCCCGAGGGCGGGTGGACGCTCGCCCCCCATAGGAGCGAGCAATGAACAAGAAGGTCGTAGGCGGGCAGAAGTCCTTCACTATCCTTGTCGCCAACCTCAAGGGCGGGTCTGACCCGTCCCGTGGGGCTGCGTTCAACCCCGTGAAGCAGCGCATTGGGTTCACCATGCAGCACTTCGTGGAAATTGGCGGGCGTGGTGAGACGACATTCCCCCTGTCTCGGTCTACCCCCGGCACCGCGACCCGCGTGGGTCTTGCCAAGTACACCGTGGCCGACACCCCCGTTCGGGGCACAGGCACCGTGACCGTGGCGAACAACACGTTCCTTGGCCCCACCACCGTGACCGTGGGTAAGTACGAGTTCCTTTCGGGGTCGGACTTCGCTATTGGGGCTGGGGTCAACAACACCGCGACGAACCTCGCAGCGGCTATCGACGCCACGTCCGAGTACACCGCAATTGCGGTAGGTGCGGTCGTGACGGTGGCGGGGCTGACAGGCCCGCTCGGCAATGAGGTCGCGTTCTTCGCGGGCGGTGCGTCCCCCAACAACTTCACGTTCTCTCCTGCCGACCGCATGGCGGGAGCCGAGCCTTCCATAGGCCCCGTCCTTATCGTCGCGTGACGCGACGGTAGAGTAGGGGTGTAGGTAGAGGTTCCCCATGACAGCAGACGAACGCGCCAAACTTCTTGAAATGCTCCCGCAGGGCATTGCCCGTGTGCGTGTGACGAGTGCCGAAGGCAAGCAATGCTACAAGGCGGTGCCCGACATTCTCGACACCGACACCGTTGACCTCACGGGGGCAGGCAAGCCTATCGTCATGCGTACACCCCCCGGTCGTCCGCAGGGAACCACCAAGTCCACGCTGCCCCCGGTGTCGAAGCAGGCGGAAGAAGTCTCGCAAGCAAAAGACAGCCACGAGGCTCTCTCTGACCTTGTAGCCGTCACGCGGCAGAACTCCGAGTCGGACGTGGTGTTCCACACGCTCATGAACGGCATGGCGACGGAAATTACCTCGCTTGAGTTTGAGCGCAAGGAGGCCGAGCGCAAGGGGGAGGACACCTCCAACCTCTCGTCCAAGCGCGTGCGGGCCATTAAAATCATGACCGACGCATGGTTGAAGAAGCGGGAGAAGGTGGACTCGGGCACCATTGACATGGACGGCGTTGCCTTCAAGACCCTGTTCTCGTTCATGCTGGAGACGGTGCGGGGGGCTATGGCCGACAGCGGTATGCGCCCCGAGCATGTCGAGACGGTGTTTGCCAAGTTGTCCAAGCGACTCGCGGACGGGTGGACGGAGGACGCGAAGTCTCGTATGCGGGAGGCTACGAAGTGAGCCTCGCTGACCTCGCCATAGCAGCGGGTCGGCGTTCGTCCACAGACGAGGTGGATAGCGGGGTCGATGTCATTACCTTCATTGAGGCCCCGTGGGGACTTGGGCTGCGCCTGTTCCCCGTGCAGCGGGTCATTCTCAAGGCCCACTACGGGTTGGAGCTTGACGACAACCTACACGGGTTCGACCTTGCCGAACCTATCCCCGTAGACCACCCCGAGTACCGCCTCGACCTCGTGGACGACGACGGGTTCTATGCCCTTCGCATTCCGGTGTCGGATTGGCGGCGGCAGAACTTACGGTACTTGACTGAGGCGGGCTACCTCCGCTACCTGTACGACGACGGACGGTGCAACGTCCGTGAAATTACCCCCGGCAAGGAACGCCGAGAAATGGTGCTTTCGGTCGGGCGGCGTTCGGGCAAGACACTCATTACGTCCTGCATTATTGCTTTTGAGGCGTACAAGTTGCTGCTCAAGGGCAACCCGCAGTCGTACTATGGCTCCTCGCAGTCGAACGTCATTCAGCTTATCTCTGTGGCGACGGACAAAGACCAAGCGGGTCTGCTGTACCGCGAGTCCTCGGGCCACTTCTCCAAGTGCGACTTCTTCAAGGCGTACATGGCGAACGCCACGCAGTCGTTCGCGACGTTTCAGACGCCTTACGACATAGACAAGTACGGCTCCTACAAGGACAACCCGAAGGCGCGCTACTCTATCAACGTGACCTTCCGCTCCTGCGTGGCGAAGGGTCTGCGCGGCGGTGCGAACATTCTCGTCGCTCTTGACGAGGTGGCGCACTTCACCGACGAGGGGCAGTCGTCAGCCGACGACGTGTATCAAGCCGTCGAGCCGTCTACCCGCACGTTCTCCCCGAAAGACCCAAAGAACACGACTAAGCCAATTGGGGATAACGAGGGTCGCATTATCCTTATCTCGTCCCCGCTCGGTAAGCAGGGCTTGTTCTACAAGCAGTACACGCTCGGGTTCACGGGCGGGGTTGCTGCGGAAAACATGCTCTGCATTGAGGCTCCGACGTGGGAGGTCAACCCGACCGTCCCCGCAGGCACCTTTGAGGGGTCGTATATCAAAGACGCTCGGGTGTTCTTCACCGAGTTCGGCGCGCAGTTCACCGACCGCACCCGTGGTTGGATAGAGAGCGCAGACGACCTGTTCGCGTGCATCGACCCCGACGCTCGCCCAAAGACACGGGGTGTGCCCCGCCAGCCACACTTCATGGGCCTCGACGTAGCCCTTGTGGGCGACTACACCTCGGTCGCTATCGGTCACGTCACTCCCGAGGGCAAGATAGCCCTCGACTACATTGACCGTATTTGCGCGGGCGAGGGCGACTATCGCAACCAAGAGCGGTTGGAGTTTGATGACGTGGCTGATTGGGTCACGCGCCTGTCGAAGCAGTTCTACATTAGCGAGGGCATTTTCGACCAATGGGCGGGCATACCAATGGAGCAAGCCCTCGTGAAGCGCGGGCTTTCGCAAATGAAGTCCGTCCACCACACCCGCTCTATTACTTCGCAAATGTTCCAGAACCTCAAAGACATGATGCTCGACAAGCGGCTTGTCCTGTTTGACTGGCCGAAGCCTGACGGGAATGGGCACGCGGAGTACCTGCAAGAACTGCTTGAACTCCAAGCAGAGGTCGTCAGCAAGTACGTTATTCTCGTGTCGGCCCCCAACATGGACGGCAAGCACGACGACTTTGCGGACGCTCTCGCCCGCATGGTGTGGGTCGCTACGGCCAAGGCGGGTAACCCCATGACCATTACGGGCGTACACTCGTCTCGCTCGCTTGCCTCTATGTCCCGCACGGTGTCCCCGGTCGGGAACCTTCTCCGTCTCAAGCGGACAGGGAGCCACCCCGACCGTATGCTTCCCAAAGCCAACAAGAAGAACAGGTGGTGAGCGTGCCCGCGTACTCCTCCGAAATGCCCGTGCGGGCAAGCCACCGCTATATCGCACGGCTGCTCAAGACGGACTTCAAGAACGACCGTTGCTCGCCCGACCCGTCCTCCCTTGGCCGTGTGTGCGAGGTGTTCACACGGCTTGGGGGGTCATGGGCCGACCTGTTCCTCGGTTCCTCTGAGCAAGTGACGCTGCTTCGCACCGTCATTACTGCGGCTATCAACAGCGAAGTGCTGCCCCGCAAACCCAAGTGGAGTTGACCCTATGCCCCCGACCCGTCAAATTATTCAGAACTCCTGTGTTGAAGACTGCGGGGACGTGGAACTCCACCTCCGTGGTGACCGTTTCTTCGTGCAGCCGGGGCCAATTCTCCTCTCGACGGGGTGGCGTGGCGGCATTTGGGTTCGCTACGTTGCAGGCGACTACGACTTCACCGTAGAGGCAAGCGACGGGAACACCTGCACGGGCTTCCTGCTCTTTCAGTCGGAGGACTACCAGCCGTTTCCCCCGCCCTTCGGCACAGGCGTCGGTTCTCCCGAGAACTACCTTGCCCACCAATTCCTCGCGAACGGGCAGGGCGGGCAGAACATTGCCACCGTTATTGCAGGCGGGACGCGCTGCTACTTCAAGGTCTACGAGACGCTCCAACTGAACGGCGGTGTCCGTGACCCGGCTCTCCCCATTACCTACGGGTACAACGAGAACCTCAAGGTGAGCGAGAACGGCTTCCTCTGCAACGACGGGGACGTGGAACTCGCTCTTGCAGGTGTGACTACCCCGAAGATAGTCGGTGTGTGCTCGGCGGTGCCGAACGCGACCAACAGCAACCGCCTTGGGTTCGACCTCAAGTACTAAGGGTGCTCTGTTCGTAAGGGTACTCTGTTCGTGAGGTTGCCATGTCCCGTGCCACAACGCTTGACCCTGCCGAAGTAGACCTCTTGGTCAAGCGACAGGTGCGTACTGCGGCACAGGCCGTGACGGTGGCTCTACGGGGGGTTGAACAAGCCCACACGGCGCGCTCGCGACGGGTGGCGCGGCACCTTGCAGGCGTGCTGCGTATGCTGCAAGACACGGGGCGGGTCACCTCCCCGTTCAACCCTGCGGAACAGCCGTCCGAAGTGAAGGGTAAGTTGACCCCCGCCCCTCCTCCCGCACCCAAGACCACCAACGTAGAGGCACTTGATGAGTGAGCAAGACGACGCCACTCTTGTCGGGCATGTCCCCTCGGGGGACGGCAAGGGAAAGGCCAAGACGGGTAAGCCCCGCAAAATTGCCACGACAGCCATGCGCTCCAAGTTTGCTTCCATTGGCGGCGGTCTTGGCGGCGCGGGCACCACGCAGGGCGCGGGCGGCAACTTCTACTCGCCCGAACTCTCGACGGACTTCCTTGAACTCCCGCAGTCGCTCCACGAGCAATGGAACTACTACAGGTTCTTCTACCGCTCCGAGCCGTTTGTAGGCCAAGCCGTTGACCTCCACACCGAACTGCCGCTCTCCAAAATCCGCATTGCTCGCCCCAAGGCGAAGAACGTGGAACTCGCACAGGAGGCCACGCACTTTTGCGAGCGGTGGTCGCACCGTATTGGGTTGCTCCACCGTCTCATTGCTATTGTCCATGAGCGCAACCTCATTGGCGAAGTGTTCATATGGTGCGAGGACGCGAACCCCGAAATGCCCCGCGAGGTGCGCGAAGAAGCCTTGCGCGAACTGAACGAGGACGGGGAGGCCGTAGAGAAGTGGGTGCTCCGCGAGGACGCGGACGAGCGGGCCGTTCGGTGGCTGCGTAAGAACTACAAGGGGCACACGGGCGTGCGCTGCTTGCCCCCCGAACAGGTGCGGGTGGAGTCATTCAGCTTCACCGACGAACGTATCTTTGAGCTAATTCCCGACAGCAAGACCAAGAGCATTATCGAGAAGTCGGACTCAGGGGACGGGAACGCACAGCGGGTCGTGACCTCTATGCCCCCCGACGTGGTGGCGGCGGTGCGGAATGGTGCGAACATTCCGCTGAACACCGACCCCGACGCAGGGTCATTCGTCTACTACTTGGCGAACCGCAAGTCGGACTACGAGCAGCGTGGTCGCTCTATCCTTGAGCGGTGTATGCGCGTGCTCGTCTACCGCGACAAGCTCCGTCAGGCTCAAACAAGCATTGCCTCGCGGCACATGACCCCTATCCGGCTCGTGTACGCCGAAGACATGGATCAAGCCGACGTGGAAGCGTTGCGCGAGCAAGTTGACCTTGCCCTGCAAGACCCCGACTACTCTATCATTGCCAACTTCCAAGTCAATTGGGAAGAAATGGGGGCCGACCAACGGCTCCTCGACCTTGGCACCGAGTACGACCTGACCGACCGTCAGTTGTACGCGGGCTTGGGCGTGACGGAGGGTCTGCTCTCGGGCGAGGGTGCCTACTCGGGCGACCGTATCAACTTGGAGGTCATAAACACCCGCTACATGCTCCTGCGTGAGCAGTTGCAAGACCTCGTGGAGAACGCCTTCTTCAAGCCAATGTGTGCGCGCATGGGCTTCATGGAGGAGGACGACTATGGCGAAATGCAGGTGCTCGTGCCGCGCCTGTCGTTCACGCGCCTTGCGCTCCGCGACAACTCGGACACGTTCGACGCCCTCTACAACCTCTACACGAAGGGGTCACTCGACGTAGACACTATCCTTGAACTTCTGAACCTTGACCCCATTGCGGTCAGGGAGAAGGTCGAACGTGACCTGTTCACGGTCAACGACCCGACCTTCAACGAAGTCATGCGCGGTATCTACGGAGAAGTGGGGCGGAAACTTGCGGAGGAGTCCGACGTTTCTGCGAGGGTCGCCAAGAACCTCGGCCTCAAGCACGCGCCCCCCAAGGAGGGGGGCGACCGCTTCTAATAGCACCCGAGGGCGTGTTCCGCAGCGCGGAGTGCCCGCACTTCGGCCTCGTCCTCGGGGTGCGGGTCTTCCCAATTCAGCACATCCTCCAAGTGGAGGATGTGGGCGACGACCTCCGCACGCTCGGTCGCGAGGCGCAACCACTCGGGGCGGGCGTGGTTGACGAGGAAGCGGTTGGCAACCGCTACAACGTGTTTGCATGGGCCGACCCGGTTGTGGTCGGGGCAGGTGCAGTTGAACCCGACTTCCCCCAAGGTGATCGTCACCGCGTACTCGTCGGTGCCGACCACGCGAGCAACGAGGCGGTCACCGTTGTCGCGGGCCGCAGCCCACGCCACGGTCACCGACGCCGCACGGTGGCGTCGGTCAGCGGTAGCCGTGCAGAGGAGCAGCCGCACCGCTACGCCTCGGGCGCGGAGGGTGGCGATAGCCGCGTCCACGGCGGCGAGCTTTGTGCGGGCGGCGGCAATATGGTCGGCGTAGTCTGCTGCGAGGTCGGTCATGGGAACTCCGTGGGTGAGAGGAGTACGCGGCACCCCTTCACCGCGAAAGCCCCTCCACGAAGGAAATATCGAGCGTCCACTCGTGCCGAGAACGCTCCTCCCATTCGGCCCACACCGCGTCGAGGTATGCAGCGCACTCCTGCTCCGACCACCCGTTCACCTTGCGGAGGTGCTTGACGGCGCGTGCTCCCTGTCCTGTGGCAAACGCTCGCCCCATGTGCTTGACGAGGTGGCAGGTGGGGCACAGGGCTATCAGCCCCACGAGTTTCTGAACCCGAGCCTCGGTGTCGTACTCCCACCGCTCGTGCGCCTCGACGGGCCACTTGCGCCCCTTGCCGCCGCAGACCTCGCACTTGTTTCCTGCGGCTTCGTAGCAAGCACGGCGCAGCCTGTCCCACTCCGAAGGGCGCAACCGGGAGCGCAAGTTGTCGCCCCATTGGCTCGCGGGCACGAGGTCAACGGCCAACCTCACGCCGCTGCCGCTCATGCTGCCGCCACGCTGCGGTCGGCCCAATCCCGAAGCAGGGCTTCATGAATGTGGGTGAGCGGGTAGGTGTCGGTCACCATGCGGCGAGCCTTGACGTGCGCGGCCTTTTCGCCCCGCTCAAAGGCTTCCAGCCGCTTGCGGAAGTGGGGTCGGCCCACCTTCACGAACGCCGTCTGCGCGGCACGAACCGCCTCAAGCGAGGAGTACGCTTCCATCCAAAGATGGGACACGAGGGCCTCCTGCACGACCTCGCGCAAGGTGCCGAGGTCGGCGTTGCCCCACGCCATTTTGTCGAGGGTGCGCTCAATAGCGTCCCACGACTCCATTTTGAAACCTGCCGTGAAGCAGGTGCCGGGGGCCGAAAGCGCACCCCGTGCGTAGTCCGCTGCGCGGTCGGGCTGCTCGCGCAGCACCGTCAAAATCTGACGCATGATAGTAAGACCGTGAGCGGCCATGTGGCCTCCTTTGCCCTTGAGACGGGGCAGGTGTCGGGGTGGTATATGGTGTACGCAGCACCTCTCGCTTCCGAAACCCCCTCCGCACGAAAACGCTGCGAGCGGTGGCGAGCCTATGCCCCGACACTTCGCAGGTGAACTACGCTCATGTTCCGTCGCGCCGACACCCCTAAGAAGTACGAGCACATTGACTTCACCCCGCCCGAGGGTGCGGCCAATGCTGCCAAGAGGGGCTTGGAATACCGCGAGAAGGCCAGCCCCTCCAACAAGGGTGGGTTGACCCCTGCCGAGGCGAGCAAGGAAGGCATTGGTTCGGGCGTGCAGCGTGCGGTGAACCTCAAGAACCGGGACACGCTCTCCTCCGACACTATCAAGCAAATGCACGGGTTCTTCTCGCGCCACGAGCAGAACAAGGGCATTGCTCCCGAGAACGAGGGCGAGCCGTGGAACGACAAGGGGCATGTATCATGGCTTCTGTGGGGGGGAGACGCGGCGAGGTCGTGGGTCGATAAGGTGCTCGGCCAAATGGAGAAAGCCGACGAGAAAGAGAAAGCCGACTCCAAGAAGGCACACTTCTACAGGGGGGCTTCGCCCAGCGAACACGCCAAGTCCTTGGCCCTCGCCAAGTTCCTCGGTCGGGTGGCCCAACGCGCAGGCGTGGCACAGCACGTCTACATTGTCGGCGGGGCGGTTCGGAACTTCCTGCTCGACCAACCCATTAAAGACATTGACGTAGTGGTGGATAGCGTAGCCCTGCGTGGCTACGACAGCGAGAAGTTCGCTAAGGAGATAGCTCGCGCTATCCCCATGACGACGAACCTCACGACGAACCAATACGGGGTTGCCATTCTGACCGTGAAGGGGCCGTGGCTCCTCGACGGGGAGGACATGGACGGCGAGGTTATTGAAATTGCCAATGCTCGCGGCGAGTCCTACGGGGGAAGCGGCGGGAAGGGCTACAAGCCCTCCGAAGTTGTCCCTGCCACCATTGAGGAGGACGTGTACCGCCGGGAGTTCACGTTCAACACACTCCTGTGGCGGCTCATGGACGTTGTGCATGGCCCCGAGCGTGCAGAAGTCATTGACCTCACGGGCTGTGGCCGCGCTGACTTGGAGCGAAAGGTCATGCGGTGTCCCCGTGACCCCGACGTGGTGTTTGCGGACGACCCGACCCGTATGCTGCGGGCATTGAAGTTCGCGGTCAAGTACGGCTTTGAGGTTCCTGCCGACTTGCAGGCGTCTATCAAGCGCAACGCTCGCAAGTTGGCGGGCGTGCCCCACGAGGCTGTGGGCACCCTTCTCGTTCGGGACATTTTCGGAACGCCTCGCGCCCGTGAAATGCTTCGGTTCATGGACAAGTTGGGGTTGCTCGACGTTATCCGTGACATGGTGGCTGCGAACAAGGGCTTCGCCACTTACTTGTCGGGGCAGTTGTCCGCGCATGACGCAGCGTTCCTGCTCGACATGGACGACCTTAGTATGGGCGTTCGGCTCCCGCTGAACTTCCTCACCCCGGCGCAGCGAGTGCGGGTGCGCGGCCTATTAGGCTCGTTGCCCTCTGATGAGGCGCAAGCGTTTATCGCGGTTCTGACCCGCCCCGCGCTCGACAACAACGCACTCATTGCACAGTTCTCGTTGAAGCCGCAGGAGCGGGGTCTGTTGCAACCCCTTGCACGAGAAGCCCTCTTGGACGACCCCACTCTCGCGGCACACCCGCAGGAGTTGACCTCCGAGGTGGCCCGTCGCATGGGGCAAACTCGCGTGCGAACGGCTTCCGTCAACGGGAACGGCTCGGGGGTCGGGTTCTTCATTCCGCTGTCGGCTGACCTTGCTTTGCAGTACGAGGCCAAGTCTGAGGACACCTCGCCCCCGCATGTGACCTTCCTGTACGTCGGCAAGGTGACCCCTGAGCAAGTGCCCACGCTCTTGCGTGTGGCGCAGGGCGTGTTGAGCACCGCACCCTCCGTGTTCGGCGTGCTGAACGGGGTGGACTCCTTTGTTCAGAAAGACAAGGACAAGCGCGTGCTGTACAGCCGTGTCTCGTTCTCCTACGACCTCAAGTTGCTGCGCGACCGTCTGTGGGCGGCTCTCACCGAGGCGGGCTTCAAGGTCGAGCAGGCGTTCCCCGCGTTCACCCCGCACGTCACTATCGAGTACCGGGACGGGGTGACGGACGCTGTGCTCGACGGGGCCGCGCCTTCGGGGTCATGGGACTGCAAGACCGTCGAGGTGTGGGGGCTTCCGAAGAAGTACGTCCTGCCCCTCGGTGGGGGACGGGGGCGCAAGGCTTCCCTTGACACCGTGACCTACGGGAACCTCACCGTGGAGGAGGAGGCCGAAGCCCTCTCTCTGTCCGAAGTGTTCAACTCGGACGTGTTGGAGCAAATGCCGCACCGCCCCTTCCCGGCGAATGCCTCTCCCGAGACGAAGGCTGAACTTGCTTACCTCGTGCGGTTGCAGAACACGGTTCGCCCGTACAGAGCAGCGCGTGTCCGTCTTACGGACGATAACGCCACGGAGACATTGGAGGCGTACTGTTCGGCCCACGGGCTTTCCACGGGTGGCACGTTGAGCGTGGCGCAAGCAGCCCGTCCCGTGCTGCTGCAACTCAAGCGGCTCTACAACCGCCCTCGCCCGTATCAACTTGCGACGTACATGGAGCCGGGGTTCCATGCCATGACTTCGACCTCCGTGCACACCCCGGCTTACCCAAGTGGTCACTCGGCACAGGCCGTTCTTGCGGCCCTGTTGCTCTCCGATATGCACCCTGCACACCGGGACGCATTCATGGCTCTCGCACAGGAGGTGGGGGTTCACCGCATGATAGGCGGTTTCCACTTCCCCTCGGACGTGGTGTACGGCGAGGAAGTCGGGCGTGTGCTCTACGGGTGCTTGGCGAGAGCCTCGGTGCGTACTGCTGCCGCCAAGTTCAAGGAGAAGAAGCAAGTCCCAAAGGCTGACGGGTCGGGCAAGACCACCGTGTACGTCTACTCCGAGCGGCAAATTGCGAACCGTCACCGGGAGAAGGCAGAGCGGTTGGAGGACTTCAAGCCCGCGCTCACGAAGCTCCGCGCACAGGTCAAGAAAGACCTCGACTCCGACGACGTGAAGAAGAACTTGGTCGCCCTCGCCGTGGGCCTCATTGACGCGACCTACGAGCGGGTCGGCAACGAGGACAGCGCAGGCAACGGGCACTACGGGGTCACGGGGTGGCTCCGCAAGCACGTCACCTTCAAGGGCAAGCGGGCCGTTATCCGGTACGTCGGCAAGTCGGGCGTCAAGCACGAGAAGTCGGTGGACGACGAGAGCCTCGTTGGCGCGTTGAAGAAGTGCTGTGGGGACAAGGACGGGGCCGAACCCGTGCTCTCCCTCGGGGAGCACACGGTCACCTCCGACGAGGTGAACAAGTACCTCAAGCCCTACGACATTACTGCGAAGGACTTGCGGGGGTTGCACGCAAACCGCGAAATGCAAGAGCGTCTGCGGGCTGTCCGCAGCAAGGGGCCGAAGCTCCCCCGTCTCCGCAAAGAGCGCGACACTATTCTGAAAGACGAATTCCAGCAGGCACTTGAGGGTGCCGCCGAGGCTGTAGGTCACGAGCCTGCGACCCTCCGTAAGCAGTACCTCGTTCCCGGTATCGAGGAAGCCTTCATGAAGGACGGAGCCGTGCCCCGCGACCTTACGGCGAGCACCCGTGTTGCCGCTCTCTACTTGCGCGCCACCAAGTCCGACGCCGAGCACGAGGACGAGGAAGCAGAGCGGCTGCTTATGCCGGAACCCAAGTACAAGCCGCCCCGTGGCGACTTACGCCGTCGCCGGGTCGAGACGAAGCAGGAGTCCGACCCCGACAAGAAGCAAGACGACAAGGACAGGTCGCAGAACTACAAGGACGCTTCGCAGCGGGCGTTGGTGGTGCGCGTGGCTGCACGGTTCCTGTTCGCGGAGGAGGCCCCCGACCCCGATAAAGCATTGAAGCAGCGGGCGCAGAAGGAGTTCGACGCTTATAAAGATAAGCACCCCGACACCGAACTCGACGTGCCCGACTTCCTCAAGCGACTAAAGGCGAAGGCTAACAAGTCCGAGAAGAAGGGGGACGACGACGACTCCGAGCAGGACAAAGAAGAACTCAAGGCAGTCGAGGCAGAGCGCAAGGCTGAACGGGTCGCGCAGGTTGTCAAAGACATTGCCTCCGAGTGGGACAACGCGGAAAATTCCGTGCCCATGACCGAGGAGAACCACGAGAAAATCTCCGTGGCTATCAAGTCCTTCACCCCGAAAGCCCGCGAGGCGTTCGTCGCAGCGTTCGACAGGCAGCGCAAGAGGGTGGTTCAAGAGCACGCGGAATACGACTCCGAGGCTGTGGAGCACGCCCTGCATGACCTCAACGCACCTTTGCAGCACAAGAGCCCCGAAGGTGTGGCAGAGAGAGCCGTGCGGGCTATCTTTGCCGACCGGGTGCTGCTGAACCCGCTGCTCCTCACGCCCGACAGCCCTCTATCGAGTGAGACAGGCAAGACGGACGAACCCCACCCGCTTTCCAAGTCCGTGCCTCGTGTCAAGCAGGCTATGGAACGGTTCTCCAAAGCCTCTGCCGAAGAACTCACGGTAATGTCCGAGCGGGTCACCGCCGCGCTGCGGAACTGTAGGCCGAAGTCTCCTCAACACGAGGAGCTACTTGCCGTGCAGTTCGGGTTGGAAGCGGCCAAAACCTTCCCCCGTTCCAAGGGTGGTGGCGAGGGAGACGACGAGGGTGGAGACGAGAAGGGAGACAAGAAGGGCAGTTGGGGCAAGCCTCCGAAGGGCATGTCGGGCGTCGAGTTTGGCCTGCTCAAGCACCTTCACGGCAAGGCGCAAGACACCTCGGAGTTGGTGTCGCTTGCTTACCGCAGTAGCCGCAAGGACGAGAGTGCTGCGGACGACACGCGGAAGTTCGTGCAGTCCCAAGTGGGAGGCATGAGCATGAGCGAGTTGAACGATGTCCTCCCCGAGGACATGCAGAGCCTCTCTGCCGCCTTCCTGTCTATCCGCAAGTCCCTGCCTTTCAGCGGTGGGGAGAAGCAACGCAAAGAGCGCGACCGGGACATGGCTGAACAAGAGGACGAAATCACAGAGCGGCTACGCACGACCCTTGTGGACTGCATGACCGAGGTGGCGGTCAAGAAGTCCGACCCAAAGACTACCGCAAAGGCCACCAAGGCTGCTGAGAGGTACATTGCCGATAACTCCCCACCCACGAAGTCAAAGACCAAAATGGACGATTGGCTTGAGAAGCTGCGCGCTTCCTTCATGAAAATGCTCTCCTCTAAGACCGCCGCCCTTGCTTACGGGGACGCGGGGGGCGAGTCCCCCTCCGTGCAGGGCTACACCTTCTTGCCGCTGCCCTACGCGGTAGGGGGTCTATACCCCCGCTAAATGATAAGCCCCCTTGCGCCCTGCAACCGGGTCTTCCCGTTTCCCCTTCCGCCGTCACCGCAGGAGTTCCTACAATGGCTCGTCTCACCCGCCAAGGTGCGCGCAACCTCACCGCCGCCCTCGATAGTATTGCTCAAGTTGTACAGCACCGCGCAGCCCTGCTCGGCCTCGACAAGCGCACGGCTACCGACTTCGCCTACCGCTGCGACCTCCTCTCCGACGCTATTGAGCGTACTGCCTCCGCGAACCAGCCACTCTCCCGGCAGGCTGCGAATTCCTACGGCAAGGGCAACGACGACGAGGGCATGAGCGTCGAGCACGGTGAGGGCGGGTTTGACCCGAACCTTATCGGTGACGAGGTTCCCGGCCCCCTTGAAATTATCGAGCCTCCCGCCGAGGCTTGGATGGACGGCCACTTCACGCAAGAGAACTTCCACGTTCTCGGTGAGTTGCAGGAGGCGGGCGAACTTGGCCCTGTCCACCTCGCGTCCCTTCTGACGAAGGCGGCGGGCATTATCCTCGCGCAGCAGTCCGAGAAGGAGACTGCCGAGAAGGAGGAGGAGGAGCAACAGGCCGAGGTCAAGAAGTCGGCCAAAAAGAGCCAGCAGGGCAAGGTTCCCCCGCAGTTCCTTGAGCAGCAGGAGAAGGTCAAGGCCAAGGCCAAGGCCAAGAAGGACGAGGCCGAGGAGCAGGACTCCGAACCCGCCGAGGAGCAGCAGGAGAAGGGTGCCAAGAAGAAGGCGTCCGCTGTGAACGATTGGGGCTTCAACCTTACTCGCTGAAACTTCGTACTGCGAGGCGTTCCCGTGGGTCACAACAACACCCGTACTGCACAAAACAACGTCAACTACCAAGAGCGCGCTTCCGAGTTCGCGGTAGGGGATATAGTTGTGCCTTTCGGCTACCTTTCGGGAGTGGCGGGACGTGTTGTGGCCCTGTGGCCCGCTATCGGCATGGCAGACGTTCAGTTCACGGGCGGGGCGAAGCGGTATCCCGTCGAAGAACTGCAACGTATTGACTCCAACGGGGACACCAACCCCCCGCGCATGGAAAGTGTGCCGGGGGGTGCAGGCACCGTGCCCGTCCCCACCGCGTCCCCCGCGCAGCGCGACGACACGGCTGACATTGCCTCCAAGGTCGCCCACGGGTTCGTGCGGAACGCCCTCTATTGGTCTGCACCGGGGCGCAAGTACCGCCTTACCCGCTCCGAGCAGGAAGCGGGTGCGTACCGCTGCCCCAAGTGCGAGGAGGAGAGCGTCCTCAGACGCACTATCTACAAGCGCATGAACGACATGAGCGAGCGTCTGTTTGGGTGTCCGGTCTGTCTCTTTCTTATCAAAGAAGGCGACATTCTTGGGCACGACCATGAGGGGGAGTGACGCATGGCACTCATGAAGTATGCCCGTGCACAGGTCATGCACCCCCGCATTACCGGGGCCGCGTGGCAGGGCATTCGTAAGCAAGCGTCGTCTGCCCCTACGGCGTCGAAGAACTTGGTCGCGCAGGCGGGCGAGATACTTGGGGAGACGTTCTCTCCCGACCGATATCTACTTACTCATTGTAGCATCGTGGCGAGCGTGGACGTGGACACCGTGCCAAACGTCAAGTTGGGCACGGAGAAGGTCGGCTCCCGCACCGTTACGCGGAAGTGGGCTGACTACTATATCAAGCCTGAGTCCGCGCAGTTCGTGAACAACAACGGCGACTCATGGTCACGCGAAGTGCTCATGAAGTCGTTCCGCACGTTCATTGGCGCACACAACTTCTTGGAGCATGTGCAGATAGAGGAGCAGTCGAAGGGTCGCATTGTGGACGCCGTGGCCCGCGACATTGGCCCCTCCGTCTACGTTGACATTCTCGTAGCGACCGACCGCAAGCACGCGCAACTCGTGCACGATATTGAGAACGGCAGAATGGGCACGCTCTCAATGGGCTGCTCCTGCGAGTTCACGCTTTGCTCCCAATGTGGCAACGTCGCGGTGGACGAGACTGACCTCTGCGAGCACGTCAAGTACTCCAAGCTCAACACGTTCTTCGACCCCCGTGGTCAGCGGCGCGTCGTTGCCGAACTCTGCGGTCACGCTTCACATGGCGAGACGGGCGGCGTTCACTTCATTGAGGC